TGTTTCTTTAGGTCTTGTAATCCATACTTGTTCTGATAATAATAATTGCTCAAACCATTGGTTAGCCCATTCAGGATAATAACCACTACTTAATGTAACACTTGTGTTTGCCACAGTATTATAGTCTTGTTTTGTGTGTGTATTTACGTTATAAGTTCCTGTAGAAGTTATTATGTTTCTTTGAAATTGCTCTTGTTTTTTATTTGTGGTATTTACTGATTTTAAGAAAAACCAAATATCTTGTAATGCTCCAAACTTATTTACAAATGTAACTTTGTGACCATCTCCATATTTTGTACAATCTATTCTATTTATATTCATTTTAATTCCTGCAGGACTTCCTACAATTTCTACATCAGTAGCTCCATAACTTTGATAGCCCATTGTTTCGTTAGCAATTATATAAGGAACTGAACCAGATGTATTGTTTGGAACATTAATATAGTATTCGTCATTTATTCCTGTATGATTAGGGTCTCCACTTATAAGCCAAGTAGGTCTGCTTCCAAAAGGTACTGTTGGATTTGAGCCTTCTGTAAAAGTTCCATAACCATCATAACCTATATCTGTAAAAGTGTTTGTTGTTAATGCTGTTCCACTTCCATCTGTTAAAGCGTGTGAAGTTAAAGTAGATATTATTGCTAAAGTTTCTGCTGTATAACTACCATCGTAAGTTATGTTTATAAAATCTCTACATAGTTCTGCTATTTCCCAAAGCATTGTTGCTCCTGCTGTTGTTCCTTTTACTAAAGTGTATTGTATAGTTCCATCAATACTAATAGTTATTTTTGCAGAATTAGCTCCTGTTCCTGCTGTTGCTGATTTATATTGTGGACTTCTTAATGCTATTGCTGCCATATTTTTATTTTATTCCTAATGTTAATTGATTTTCTACATCTATTGCAAATTGTTCCAGTATTTCGTCTGGTAGTCTTTGAAATGCTTTCTCAAATGGTTTAGTAAAAAACATAGTAGGTTTTAAACCTTGTGCAAATATGCTTCGTTGTAACACAAAGGCCATACTCTTATAACTTCCTTTCTTAAACTTACCTTCCTTATCTCTAAATCTGAGATTTTTACTTTGTGCCCAATTTCTTAAAGGCTCAATAGGTGGCATCTTAGAACTGTAACTAAATTGACTACTAGGAGCTTTTTGTTTACCATTCTTAACTAGACTAGGGTTTGCACCTTTTACACCTTGATCTTGGAATATTCCATAATCTTCCATTAAGAACTCTAAAAGAAACGCATCCTTTTCAACAATTAGATCATAACTTATAGAATCGTATAAAGCACCTTTGCTAACTCCATCTTTTGTTAGGTTAGATCTTGACTGTTGGACTACATACTTTCCAAACTCATTCAGGGCTTTATTTAATTCTTTGTATTTATCTAGCATATTTTTATGTCGTTATAAATCACTATATCTAATGTTGCAGTCCATCCTGCTAATTGATTTTCAAATCTATCGTAAAACGGCTCACAACTTACATCTCCATCTAATTGATATTTATCTGTATATAAAGTTCCCATTCTTAATTTTTGTATCACCTTATTTAATACAGCTAATTGAGTGTTTAATATATCCTGCTCATTATTGTTACCAGTAAATCTATCAAACGTTTCGCTTTTCGACTGATCAACAATATCCATAGCTAAGATGCTTATATTAAACGTTAAAGTTTGTTCTTGTTGTAATACGTTATTTACTATAATGTGAGCTAGTGGGAATATATCTTGTTTATTAAGATTAACGTCATATATATCACCTGTTGTTACTGTGTTACAATTAATGTCTGCTAGTAATGTATCTTTAATCGTTTCGGTTAATTGATAAAAACCTCTTATTCCTTGTTGACTCATTTAATATGTTTTTTAATTTGCTGTTGTTCTAATTCATTTTTGTCTTTCATAAACGCTAACATCATAAAACATTGATGAAATTTTAATTCAGTGATATGTTCAATTCTTTCAACGTTTCCTTGAGATAAGGCAAAAAGCGACTGATACCATCCATATTTTGCTTGAAATTGACCAAGTCTGCTCGTTGTACTAGATCCTTGCCCTCCAAAGAGTTCAGGATAGTGTTCGCTAATTCTATTCTTAAATTCAGAAAAAAAAACATTGATGAGATTACTGCATCCATCGGCATATCTAAGATCCTCTCTTTTGTATCAGGATCATAGTCTACTATTAGATACTTATGCTTATACTTTGCCTTAACAGGTCTATACAATACGTTCATAGCTATTTCTATGTCGTTGTAGTCGCTTGAATATTGATCTAGGTCTATATACTCACCCAAAGTCATATCGTCTAAATTAGGCACGAATCCATAATTCACTTCATTGAGTGTAAAATGTGTTACTAATTTAGGTTGTTCTGTGAATAGGTTTAATATAGATGCAGATATTTCTTCTACGTCTGTATATTTCATTGTCTTGGCTAATTTAAGATCTACATTACAAAAGATCTCTATAATCTTTAACTGTAAAAATGTAGTATTCTCTATACCTTCTTGTATTTTTATAAACTTTTTATACTGTCTAAGTGTTATGTCTTTTAGATCACTTGGTATTGTAATGTTTATTTCCATATTTATATAACGTTATTTTACTGCAATTTAATAAAAAAAGGGCAACATTTCTGCTACCCTCTTAAAACACACTATTGTAAAGAAAATCGACTAAGATTATCGATATTCAAATATAGTCATTTTTTCTAAATTTCCAACAAGTGTAAAAACAAAAATAAACTTACATAAAAAATAAACCATCCTAAAAAGCAATACGCTACTACCTTTAACATATTCTCTTTGTTTTGTTTTTTATTAACTCGTTTCGCAATATAATATCTACGTTGACCGTTTTCTTCATAATAATTTTTCATAATAGTTTCATTGTTAAAAGGATTACACTTGCAGTCCAAGCTATCAAAAGTAATACACCTAAGACTTTATAATTCTGTTCTGTTTTTCTTGGACTTCTACCTTGATTGGATCTCCATTGTCTAGGTTTTGTACAGAAATAATATTTATCTATCATTTGTTGACATCCTCCACAAGTTAAAGCACTCCAACTAAAATGATATACTTTGTTGGGAGCATTACATTCAGGGCAATATATAGTTCTACCCTCTCTACCAGCTCTTGTATATTTATCTACTTTTTTCATAGTCGTTTATAAATTTTGTCAATAAATTCTCCAAAGTCATCTCTACCATTGCAGTTTTTATCTTCATTGTTTTTTAATGCGAGTCTTAGTCTAGATTCTAGTTTCTTAAAATCAACATCTTTTAACTCTTTAAATTTTCTAGCAAAAGTCCAATTTCTTAAACCTTGTAATGTAAATGAGCCTTTGTCATATTCTGATTTTAATATATATGCTAACTGAGCAATTTTATCACTAAACTTTCTGTCTCTAAACTCTAGTTTACCAGTTCTAAATGATTCTTTATTTGTTGCATAAAGATCTACTAAAAATCCACAAGGCAAACCATCAAAGATCTCATTATACTGATTCCATAAATAAGCATAGTTTGTAAAATACTCGTTATCTCTACCAAACTTATACCAAGCGTTTAGATAGTTTTCATCATTCCAAGTTTTCTGAACGTTGTTTAATTTAGATACATCGTGTATTACATCTTTCTTTTTGTCATATACTTTAACTATACACATAACTTTTTTAATAGTTCGTATCGCTACTAATGCATTACATAAATGCTGACCATCTATAATAACATATTTACGTTTATCAAATTTTGATATATCTCCAATTACTGGAACTCTCAACAGTCCACATTCTTTTATGCTTTCCATTATTGCGTTAGAATGTCTTTGACTAATCTCTCTATTAAACTCTAATAGATTCTTGTCTTTTAACATCTCTTTTATTTCTGATATTTTTAACTCTTTCATTTTTTTAAAAATTTATATTTTTTACTATGTATAAAGAATTCTATTAATTTTCTTCTCTTCCAAGATTTTTCAAGTTTTATTTTATTTTTTTTCATTACCTCCAGTAATTACAATTAGTTTGCATCTTAGGTTTTCCATCCCATTCACAAGCGTTTGAAAAAGTATTTACCTTTATTCTAGCTACTTTAAAGTCATCCCAATAAACATATTTAATTTTCTTTTGTATCGGATCACCCTCTGATGCTGGATAAGGGACTACTGCATCTGAATAAGGATTACTTTCTTCATCAACAATTTTACTTTCTATTGGCACTAATTCTACACTAGCTTTACCAATTAGTTTAGTTACTTTGAAATAATCAATATTTGTTTGATCATATCCCCAAGAGTTATAAAATATATCTCCTACTTTTGTTCTCGAATTATCGTAAATGTATCGTTTCTTAGTCATTATATAAAGTGTTTAAATTTATCTAGGTTATGTGTGAATTTTTGAAAGCTTAACGCTTCTTTCTGTGTGTCAAAGTAAAAACTTTCAATATTGTCGTTGAGGTGTATTACATCTACTCTGAAAGTATCATACTCTTTGTTAGTTACAAGTCTAGTTTTCTTGACTTTGGTAATTGGTTTTTTCATAATGTTAAATTATTTCGAAGTTATGTTTTAACATTTTTTCTGCTAATTGATGCTCAAATACAAAATATGTTGCATAGCCGTAAGATGTTTTTTCTTGTAACTGTAACAATGTATTTCCTGATTTGTTAACTGTTGCTTTTGCAACCGTGTATTGTGTTTTCTTTTTTGCCATAATTAAGTGTGTTTTTGTGTTTTAACTTGTAATAAAGATAATAAATAGTTAATAAGTACACAAGTTATTAACCAAAATATTTACTGTATTGCATACTTACCGAAGGTAGGTCTAGATATTATGCTATAAGTTCCATATCTCACGGCGTCGATTATATGATTATTCTTATCCTCAGGAACGTTTGTCAGCTTTCCAGCTTTATCTTCTAACCATTTATAGTTACGAAACTCTTGTATAGCGTTTTTACTGTCTGAGGTTATATGTATCTTGTATCGTTTCAATAAGTCAATACCAGCGTTTACACTATCTCTACCTTTTATACTACCTCTCACATTCCATCCCATACGTCTAAGCTCATCATTTAATCTAGGCTCAGCACTATCTCCCCATATCATTTCTTTTTGTACTCCTATTTCTTGAAACTTCTTATGTATATCTCTACCTGTCATCATAGTCTGATACAAA